GAAGTGTTCGGCGATGTGGATGTGGTCGTGAATTCCGGGGTGGTGTCCGTCGTTGCCGAATTCCCAGTAGGCCTGCTGGTGTAGTAGTGGCTGGTGGTCGGTGCAGTGTTCTGGTTTGAATCGTGGGTCGACGCGTGGTCGGGTGTCACGATATTCGTGGCGTGGCAGACGGAATGATTCGAGGACTGGTTTCAGTGTGTTGTTGGTGCTTGCTGACCAACTTGTTTGGTACACCTCGATGCCGAGAATTTTTCCGAATTTTTCTAGCATGAACATGTATTCGAGGTTTTGTGTGATGAATTGTTCTGGCCATAGCCGATACGGTTTTGGCCGCTCGTCGCGCCATCCTTCGTTTGATACATGCATGTATGGTGTTTGACCTACGACGTAATGGGTTGGGTCACCTGAGTAGTGGATTGACAGGTTGACGGTGTCGAGTTCTGAATTGTCTGCAAGGGTTTGGTTGAAGCGTGTTGAGCCGATCCACGGATTGTGTGGGGTTTTCCAAACGTTGACGTGTGCTCGCCAAATTTCGGGCCACAGGCAGCATATGTATGTTGGTTTTCCCCATTGTTCGATGTGGTTGAAGATTCGTGGGACGAGGGTGCCGATGTCGCGTCCGGGTTCGGCAACTACGTTGACTGTCATGCCGAGGTGTTGCGCGAGCACTTCCGGCCAGACTTCGTGGTCGTCAACGCCTACACCCCAAGTGTTGGAACATCCGACGGCGACGATGTCGGGGTTCTCAACGAAGGGTTTGCGCGGTTCGTTGTCGCCTAGATTTAACAGGTGATGCATGTTGGGGAAGAACTCTAAGAATTGGTCCCCATTGTTGTCTTGGTGTTTCATGGTTAGTAAATATAGGTCTTTGGCTTTTTGCGATTTTTCCAGTTACGAATCTTGTATACGATTTTTTTGATTTTAATTCTGAGGTACAGGATCTGCGTATTCATCTGTGATCCATTCTCCGTTCTCTTTTTTGATTGCTCGCATGAATTCACGAGACGAATGATTTTTTGTCCGTAGACGTTTGATCGCGTCTACGCCTTGTGGCGTGTACAGGTTGTGGAATGGTTTGATTTTGTCGATGACGTTTTGTTCGATTTGAGCGTTGATGAAAATTTCGGCGAAGTGAATGTTGAGGTGCATTCCGGGGTGTTCGCCGATGTCAAGCGCTATGTTCCACATGTCTTGTTGTGTTGGTGTTCCGGGTTGTAGTCCGCAGGGGCACATGTCGGTTCCGGTGTGGAACATTTCGATGGGTACACCCCATTTTTGACCGGGAGCATCGCTGTTTGGTGGCACGAAGTGTTCGAGTGCAGATAGGTATGAACTGTATTCGGATGTTTTGAGAACGTAATGTGTTTCTCTGTGCCAAGAAAACGTTTTGTAATCAATATTTAGGCTTTTGCAGATGTTCTGTAGATTTAACAGCGCAAGCATGCTGAGTCGTAGTGTGCGTTCAGCGCTGTAGCGTAAATTTTTCTTACTGAAACTATCGTTGATGCGCATTTCTTTGCCGTCAACATTTCGGTATTGGCCATCCCTAGAAATACATTGGACTTGTGGTTCGGTTCTCCACAAGTCGGGGATGAGGAACATGATTTGTTTTGGCCAACCATATTGTGCGACGTGTCTGTATAGATGCTGCGTAAGCGACATGATGCTTGCACCGGGAAAAGCCAACACATTTACCGTTTTCCCGGTGGCTTCACGCACGATGTTTGGCCATGCAAATTCTGTGTGCATGCCCGCACCATAAGTGACGGAGCAGCCCATTGCGATGATGTCAGGGTTGTGAACGAACTCTTCTCCTACATGACCATCGCTGTTGATTTTGTATCTAAACATTTTTCCGATGTCATCGTTGTTGAACACCTCATGCCTAATAGTTGACGTGACGCCAATATCTGATGTGTCCACGGTGTGATCATTCAACCACCCCTGCTTTTGATAGTCGTCCATTTCCCATAAGCAGGCGAGCATTTTGTGGTAATCAAAATCACCGTTCGTTTTGAGGCTTTGTAGGTAAACATCGCCGTTCATTGGGACTGGTGTTACCATTCTGCGCTCATACGTTTCATTCCGTTGCCCCATTTGCTGTAGGCATAGTCGATTTCGCCGGAGAATCGCAGGTCAGGCATTTTTTCGATGATGTTTTGGAAAGCCGATTTGATTTCCGCGCGAGCAATGGGTGCCCCAATGCAGTAATGGATTCCGGGAGCACCATAGGCGAAGTGTGGTGTTTCATGGAAGTCGCGAGTGATGTCGAACCGTTGAGCATTTCGGAAAACTGTTTCGTCACGGTTGGCTGAGCAATACCATGCAACAACTTTTTCACCTTTGGCAATTTCGGTGCCATTCAGGATGGTGTCTTGGGTTGCGGTGCGTCGGAAATGCATTGCTGGGGATTGCATGCGTGCGGTTTCTTCTACTGTTCCATACCAGTATTTGTCGAAGTCATTCCACAGAAGTTCACGTTGATCGGGGTTTTCGGTGAAGGCTTTAATCCCGTAGGAGATGACGTGCTGGGTGGTTTCGATTCCTCCCATGATGAGAAGTAGGAATAGTGAGCCGAAGTCTTTATCTTCGAGAACACCACCATTTTTTGCGTTGCAAAGAAGGCTTGTGACGTCGTCTTTGGGTTCAACACGGCGTTCTGCGGCCAGTTTGTGTGCGTATTCGGTAATTGCGATGCAAGCATTAAGAAATGTGTCTGAGCGCTCGCCACCGTGATATTCGGGATCACTGTTGCCAGTGATTTCCCGAACACGGTCGTACATCCATTTTTTGTCGTCGTCAGCCACACCCATCATGATCGCGGTGATCTCAGTTGGTAGTCGCGCTGAGAGTTCAGTGTGAATGTCACACTTTCGCTCAGGGTGTTTCTCGATTACATCGTCGACAATATCCGCTGTGACTTGTTCGATCATCGTGGTTAGTTTGGCTACGTTTGATGCCCCAAATGCTCGCTGAACGATTGACCGAACTTCGTTATGTCGAGGATTGTCGAGCGCCAGTAGGGAACCGAAATATTCGAAAATGTCACGCGGCAAATCTGTAATCAGATACCCTTCGCTTGCACAGAAAATCTCTTGATTTCGAGAAATTTCTGCTACGTCTTTGTATGTGAGGGCCGCCCAATACTGTTTGTCAGGTTTGGTCAACTTCGAAAATTTTGGAAGACCGTGGATGTGGGTGTGTGCGCGGAAGTGAGCAAAACGTTGCTCTCGTTTGATTCGATCTGCGTCATTTTGCGACCAGTCAGCGATCCAGTTGTCGGCAAAGTGTTTTGGTGCCATCGTATTTCCTCACGTTACAAGTTTTACTTGTGGGTTCATTTCTTGCCATACTAGGGCATCGAGTTCGTCGTTGAGCATAGGCTGGTCACGAACATTGAGACTGGTATTTAATAGAACTGGCATCCCGGTTTGGTGATACCACATTGATAAAACGTCGTAGAGGCCGGGGTGTTGATATTCGTTCACGGTTTGGATTCGTGATGTTCCGTCGTGGTGCACTACGGCCGGCATGAGTTCTGGAAAGCGCGCTTTTACGGCAAATTGCATGTATGGGACGGGGCGGTCAATTTCGAACCATTCGGACACGTGATCTTCCATAATGATTGGTGCGAATGGACGGAAAGGTTCCCGTTTTTTAACTTGGTTCACGCGATCTTTCATGTCGGCTGGTCGGGGATCAGCCAAAAGGCTACGGTTCCCCAATGCTCGCGGACCGAATTCGGCTCTTCCGTTTGCGACTGCAACAATTTTGTCTCGTAGCAGTACGTCGATGATGTCTTCGGATGGGTAAAAGTCGCCGCCGATGTCGTGACCGAGGTATGGGCCGCGCCATTCGATGTGTGATCCGTAGATTGCTAGTGCGGCACCGAGGCTTGAGCCGGCGTCGCCGGGATTCGGCATTATCCAAACTTCGTCCCAGATGTCAAGAAGTTTCGTGTTGGCTGAACAGTTGAGTGCGCAGCCGCCCATGAAAACAAGGTTTTGTGTGGGTGAGTCGCGCCGCACATAGCGCATCAGGTCAATTAAACGATTTTGATATATGAGTTGAACTGCTGCTGCTATATCGTATTTGTCTTGTTCGCAGATGATTGGGTGCGGCCAGTTGACTCCGTGGTGGAAGTTCTGTGTCTGGCTGTTCCACTTTGGGAACATTTTGTTGATCTCGGCCGCGTATCGGGATGGGTCTCCGTAGGCGGCCATTCCCATAAGTACGTATTCGTCAAAGCCGGGTTTTAGCCCGACTAGATCGGTGAATGCGCTGTAGAACAATCCGAATGAAATCGGGTACCGTAGCGATTCTCGTTTGCGGATATTGTTTCCGCTGGCGTCCCAAATCGTTGCGGTTTCAAATTCGCCGATGGCATCTAGTACAACTACTGTTGCTTCCGCAAATGTCGACGTGAAATATCCGGCGGCTGCATGACTGTAGTGGTGTGAGACCTGCACCTCTTTTGGCCATTGATATTTATGCAGTTTTTTGTATAGGTTTTGGTAGGCACCGTTGATGCCTCCGTGTCTAAATCTGCGAGCCCGCTTAAATGGACGTTTCTCAAAGTAAGCAATCAAGTCGGGCGGATCCGACATGACCTCTTCAATCAGGTCGTCAGAAATTGCGTAAGTGTTTTTTTGTTTGTTGTAGCGTTCGCTGTGCGCCGCAAAAACGATTTCTCCGTTGTCAATTACACTTACTGCTGCGTCGTGGCTTGAGTCGTTAATCCCTAGGATGCGCACACTGGCAGTTTACTCGTCGTCCTCGCTTGCAGCGGTATTGACGGTGTGGATGAGGACGCGACCGATTCGCTCGAGAACTGAAAGGTCAAGCGGGAACGGATAGTCCACTTCCTCATCGGGGTTTTGATGTCCGAGAACCTCGTACGAAACAATTGGAGGTTTTCCTTCAGAGGTGTGTGTTGCAATGCCCTTAAGGAGGATGAAAGTGGTGCCGTTCCATCGAACTTCAAATGTTCCCCACTCGTTCGTGGTTAGTAGGACGGATTGGAAATGCGATGGAGATGAGGTGACTTCGGCCAACTGTTCGGAGTCGACTGAGGGCAGATCCTCGATGGAGGTGATTTCAATTTCTGTTGATTCTTCGCTCATGTCTAGATACTACATCTTTCTAGTGTCGCCGCATGTCACTGAGTAGGCGGTCAACCTTATCACAGTCGGAGTACTTGTATATCCATTCATTTATGCGGGTTTTATCGTGACCCAGACACATTGCGATCGTTTTTGCACGTGTCCAGAAGTGGGCGGAAATGTATCGTTCGCCAGAGGTGATCTCGTTTACTCCATGAATGTATCTGTCGGTGCATGGCATCATGATGAGCATTCCGCGTTCCGGCTTCAATGAGATATTTGGCCGGTGGAAAAAGATTTCTCCGCCTTCAAAATCGTCGTTGTAGTAGAGGACGGTTGCTACGTCGTGAAAAGCAATAGGGAAAGCCGATTCTTTTGCTTCGCTGTTTGTGCGCCAATCTAGACCTGCCCCATACTCGTAGCATGCGTCATGGTGCAGCCCTTGTGTCATTCCGGCAACCCACTTCCGATAGTAAAGGGTTGTGGGCGTGAGAAAATGTTCTCCAAAAATTTGTTCGACCTTGGCGTTGATTTTTGATACTAGGACCTCATTGTCTTGAAGCAATGAAAGGTCGTTGCGCATATTGTCGCCGTCGATGGAAATGTGGTTTCTTTGAGTTGAGTGTTCGTGGTCACTCGCTGGAATTTCTTTCCAGAATGTTTCTGCGCGGAGCCGATTGTTCCAGAGGTTGATTTCGTCCTCGTCTAGGAAGTTCGGGAAAATGTAAAGTTGTTCTAGTCCGTCAATCTGACTCATCGTTGCCTCTGTAATTTTCTAGCACTTCAACATCTCGGATAACTTCGACGATCTCGGCTTCCTCGATGTCTTGTTCCTCTTCTGTCCCTGTTCCTAACATTTGCTGCACTTCTGCGTCTGGGAGGACGCCGGATCTGCCCATGAGTTCTAGTAGTTGGCGGGCTTCTTCTTTAGGGTCAAATGCGTCGACTGGTGCGGCACCCGTGTCGGTTTCGCTTGCCATGGAAACTCGGATCGGGGTCGCGGTGTCTGTGGAAATGTCCATTTGAACGGTGAGGTTGTTCTGGTCCATTCCAAGAAGTTTTGAGCGACGATCCATGATGCTCAGCACCTGCTGAATTGCTTTCATGTCAGGTTCAACTGAAACTTCTTGCCCATCGTCAAGGGTCACTCGTCGATGTTGTGTCATCGGCCATATTGCGGCTTGTAGCGCATCTAAGCGTTCCAGTTCCATTCGCAAAACTTCAGGGTAAGCCATCATGGCTTCCCGGTTCATTTTTTCGAGTTGACGACCGACCGCTTTCGACACAACTGATGTGCTGACATTGAAGCGTCGCGCAATTTCAGTTGTCGTCACGCCGGCCTGCCTCATTTTGAAGATGCGCAGGTCACGTTCGGCTAAGAATTCTCGTGATAGGGCTTTTCCACTGTCGTCGCTCATAATTGTTCCAAATGTTCAACTCCGATTACGCGGGTGTTGTCGGGGTCATATGAGGCCGGTTCGCCGATTTCCCATGCCTCGTCATATTTTTTCCAGCCAAATATTTCGACTTGTGTCATTTCTGGCAATACAGGCCTTGCTACAAATAATACTAAACCTTTTCAACTGGTGT